CCGGTATAAGATTGGTACGTCGGGCGATCCGCATATGCTGTGTGCTTTTTTAGGATTGCTCTTGAATGGTTTTAGCTCTCCGTTTTCCAGACGGTAAGGCATAACAAAAGTTTTAAATTTACTCTTGTAAATTGTAAGGTCCTTGTTGTGCAGTTCTAGTTGCTTGTGTCCGTCCGCTTTGCTTCTTATGGCAGACCAATCTTTCCTGCAGTTGACAATACGCTTGATCTCTTTTGTTATCATTGGCTCATGATCCTGTCTGTGTATGCTAACTTGCATCTCCAATGCACCAAACCCGAACCACATTTCCGGATCATATCTACGCAACAGATATCCGTTGGTGATAAGTCTTATCAAAGCATCGGGCCATGCTTTCCTAATCGTTTCCAGCACTTTTTGTATACGAGGGTGGATCAACGGCTCACCACCGAATATAGATATAACCGACGGATCAAGTATTTTACTCCACGTGTCACATTGTTCCTGTATATCTTTCAACGATTCAACTCCCCTGCGATCAAAGTCACTCAAACTTATACAGCCTTTGCAGGACAAATTACAAGCATATGCAACATTAAAGTCTAATCTTTTTATTCTGTGTTTCATTCTAGTGTAGCATACTCCACAAAGTTGTTAGTTGTTTTTATCCTTGCGAACTCTTCCTGAAACTGTTTGTGTTCAGGGTGTGCGGGAGCAACGACATCGTACCAGTTGAAGTCTGTGAACGTTTGCCAATCTGTTATTCTATTGAGCCACACCCGGTCAGCACCATATTGTTTCCCCAGTTCGATTATATCTTCCATCTCATGGTAATTCTCTTTCTGTACAACAAAGTGCAGTATAAATCTAAAACCATATTTCTTTTTCAACTGTGATATGCACTCTAGGTTCTCATTTACTTTATCCCACTTGCCGCCCAGTCTTAATCTCTCATATGTTTCTTTTGATGCTCCGTCTATGCTGACCCCTAGTTCTTCCATGTTATTGATGACATAAGGTACCCGTGTGTGGAACTCCTTAAACATTAGTGCGTTGGTTAGTATGCTGTATTTGATGTTGTTACGTTCCGGTGTCTGTTCCATAAAATGCCTGTACACGTGTGAAGCAAATGGATCACCGTCCGAGCCTATGTGGACTTGCAAAGGAAACTTGTAATCATACAACCATTCATTGATGCGGTCAGCGAGTTTGATTCCAATATTATATGCAGAGCCTTCTTTGTGGAATATCAGCCCTTTCCTGCAACTAGGACATCTCAGGTTACAAGAGTCGTCTATGGCCAGTCGTAGATGCTTGATCTTTCTTTCGGGAGTTTGTGCCTTCCATTCCGGTGGGTTCTTCTTGTCAAGCAACCAAGCACACTGTTTGTTGTTGCAGTAGCGATAGGTCCCGTCTGTAATAGAACTTTGTAAATGTTGTTGCATTTTGGAATTAATAATATCATCTAACGTTTTTAATTGTAAGTTTCCTATGCTTTGGGGAAGCCACGATGTGCATTCACAAGCATAACATGAGCCATTTTTATCTATTAGAATAGTATCATATGGCCTAGGGCATCTAGTTTTAATCTGTAAATTCTTCTTTGTGTCTATGTTATAATGATCAAATAGTCTCTGATTTATCATGCTCTGCTATCCACTTGGTTAAATCTGTTGCTGTAAAATATAAACCTGCCGGCCAAGTCATTGGTCGCGTCCGTTTAATTACAGGATTATTTTGGTGCGTATCTATACGATTATATAAATGCGTAGCCAGGCTTGTTGTATAGTTGCTTATCATCTTTTCTTTAACTCCTCTAACAATTTTTTTTTCCATTCATCAGTTACGTTAGCATCTTCCCATTTGTACACTTCTTCTTCGGTACGACTGCACCCTAAACAATAACCGCTTTCATTATCAATACTGCATACACCAATACAAGGAAATCGATACATTTGGTGACTGCTAATACTGAATACCATTATTCTCCAAACCCATCAATTGCTCTTGGATGAAACGCTCGGCTCTTGTCATATTCGGTTAATTGATCATATTTCTCTTTCTTTTTTTTATAATCTTCTTCCGTCAATTTATGCCAGCCTACGCAAATTCCTGTAGGTGATCGTCCACAAGGGCATGATTTTTCTTCTTTAATCATTTGTTTCTTCTTGGGTCTGTTATCATATCTAGTGTTAGTGTAACACCCTTAGGAACAACATACAAGTCGTCGTTGTTAGTTTGTTGCTTTTTTAAGAGTTGTCTTTTATGAGAGAGTTGTTGGCGTTCCATTTGTTTAGCTTGTTTTTTAGCTCTTCGTGCGCCTTCTTGGGCTTTATATGTATAATGTATTCCCATAATATTGCTCTCATTGTTGCTTGTAATTATCAGATTCAAAAGGAGGGGTGTAACCTTTTTTACGCAAACTTATGCTTACGCATAAAAAAATACATTTACGCAATATAAAAATTTACGCTTTACGCACATATACTCTATCGACTTTATTGAGGTTCCTCTTGTGTATGTACCCTATGCTGGTTAGGTAGTCGTGCAAATGCTTGTAATTGTAACCATATTTTGATGAAAGCATCTTCTTTAAAGAAAATTCTATTACAAGCACAGGAGAATATTTTTGTATTGTTTGTGTTGCTCCTTTGAGAACTAGCAGTTCATATCCTTCTGTGTCTATCATAATGAGGTCAACATCAATTAGATTCAAGTGGTCAAGCGGTTTAACTTGATATGTCTTTTCCTTCACGTATGGCTTATCAGCGTCTCTCAACATTGTTGAGTTATCCACAACGCTAGTGTTTAATGACCCTCGCACAAATTTTTTCCGTTGGAACCTGTCTGCGAGTTTTACGTCCAATTCTTTTTCTCCTAATCCATAAGAGTGTATGGTTATGTTTTCAATTTTAAGTCGTTCCATGTTAACTTTAAAACAATCAAATATATCATTTGGAAAATCAAATGTATGTACATGATTAAAATGTTTACTCAACACAGGCGTTGCGAATCCATAACAAACTCCAGCCTCAACAACTGTTCTTTTGTTAGTAAGTAAGTCGCTAATTTTTTTGATATCTTGCTCTCCCTCTAACGTTATATCTATACCTCTTTCCTTTAGAGTATTAGGTCCTGGATCATCAGCTGAAACTTTCCATCCATAGTAATCGTATGTTTTCATTAGAACTGATCCCATTGTAATGGATGTCTTGTACACCTGTATAACGATTCGCCACCAGCAACATTTTTATATTTTAAATCGCCCCACTGATCAATAAGCAACTGATACCAACCCCACTCTGCACCTAATAACTTTTGTTCTTGTTTTAATTTAAAAACATTCTTTAGTCTATCACGAGGGTGAAATAATAAATGATCAAACAATCTCCATTTACATCTTGGTCCTGTATGATCATATTCTACAAGTTTGTGTTTAGGAGTTAGGTTATCTTTTCCGCCTTGGTAAAATCCTATATTCCATCCGTCTAATAGCATTTCTATATAAGGTTCAAAGTTTACTTTTGTTGATACTAATGTATCAAATCTTGTTTTAATAATATGCGTGTACTCTTTTGGTAAACTATCTACTAGATGTGCGTGTGATATAATTTGATTTGCCGAATACGTAAATTGTTTTGCCAATCCTTTACGTTCTATTTTACCACCCGGTTGTGTATATCTTCTATAAATGTTGCAGTCTGGTTTTACCTTTGCTTCAAGTATACAATGGTAATCCCATTTTGGTTCTGGATTGAATTCACAATTTGGTACATTTGGTTCTGGATACCCTTCCCATTGTTGAAAAAAGAAATCGTACTTGCCGAACACTTTTCTTTGCAAGTCTATAACTTTTTCGTATTCAGGTATCCTGCTTGATATTCCACTTATACAAACTGCTATTTTCATTGCCAATCCTTTTCTGTAGTTATTCTTCCAACTTTTGGTTTTGAATAAACAAACTTTCCATCTTTGTCCCATGTATGCCATTTTTGTTTGCTACCCCAAAGATGATTATGCCAATCAGGCAAATTGTTATCAAGTACTTGTTGTTGATTGTTTTGTACTACTGTCCAGTTTTTTTGTAAACATATCCATTTAATATTGTAGATATTAACAAAAGAAAGATTATTAATACAAGCATCGTGCCAATTTTCCTCTTCACAAACTGACATAAAGTTATTTGCTAAACTTGTTACACCTGTATTAGTAGGATACCACGTATTAATATTCCAACATTGTTTTATAAAATTTAAGTTTCCGTATAAAAACAAATCACCCATCTGTGGTCTATCAATAGTGGTTTGCTGAGTAATTAACATCTGTTTGTCTTTTAGCAACGTATCCGAGTAGTCGGCAATGTTTTTTATCAAATGAATTGAGTCAGAACGTGATTTTAAGATTTTAGTAAATCCTTTTTCTGTAGCATGATCGTATGCTATGTTACATAAACGAGGATGTCCAACGTTTATATCTTTATCATTTATTGTTTCTTCCCAATGTACATAATCACAATTTTCTACATTTGGTCGTAGTCCGTGTCCTGCTAAAATAATATAACTATCTGGATTGTTATAACGCCAATGCTTGAGTGCAAAGTTTAAAGGTTCTAATTTATGAACTTCGTTTTCTTTAACAAATGCGTGTGTTAATATTAAACAATTAGTCAAATTTATCTCCAAATAATTTTATGTCATCGGCAAATGCGTCTGCAACTGCTTGAATTATTTTTTCATTGTTATAATATGTCTTGTAATTTTTCTCACGTGGTGCTCTCCTAAGTTTTTTTGTATGTGAAAACTTATCATATGGCAGATTAATTTTTGCAAAACAATACTTTATATCGTCTATAAAGTTCTCATAGATTCCTATTTTATCAACCTCTTGTTTACCGTTGATGTGTGTATATTCAACAGTTGGTTTGAAGTTTTTGTGATAGCGCCATTTACTGTTTTGGAACTCTAGTACAAATGTTTCAAAGTTCTTGTAGTCTAGTAAATCTTTTGACCAAGTAAGATGTAAACGGTCTGTTGTGTAGTCATGCCAAAAGGAAACCATTCTATCCCACGGGTTTCGATGGAATGCAAATTTAAAATAATTTTTTGTATCATTAATCTTATATTTTTTGTATATCTCTTCTATGCTACAATGATAATCTCCAATAAGCCATTTGCATTTTTTTGTAGCAAGTTCTGGAAACACATGATTGTCCCTCATAAAATTTTGTATTGTTGTTGTACCAGTTTTAGGTACCGCAACAAATATAAATTGCGGTTTATTGTTATGAATAAGCATTTTATAAAAGTTTAAAAAGTCTTGTAAAATGTCTACCACCATCAAAAGAAGTTTCAAGCATTCTCTTAATAATTCTTTTTAGGTCATTTTTATTTACGTATTTTGAAGGAATTGAAAAGTGATTACAGCAATTATGTTTTATAGAATACTCGGCTGTGTATTCATCAAAACACAACGCAGAAATTATACCTTTTACTTTATTAGCAGTAATATTTGCTCCTTGCCCTGAACGACAAAAACTTATACCATGAGAACATTCATTTGATTGAATTAGTTTAGTAACCTGTAAAACATAATCCGGATAGTCACAAGCCTTATCTGTGTATGTTCCAACATCAATATAAGGTAAAGTAAGTTCACCAAATATTTGTTTACATAATTCTTTTATTTCAAAACCTGAATGGTCACTAGCAATAGCAATAGGTTTATCCCCAAATCTTGTTATAACTCGCTTAACAAAAAATTCAAATTGATGGGGCGTACCTAGTACGTGCATCTTTTCAGTATTGGCCGCCGTAATTTTTAATCCATCTCTTATCATTAAATTGTACATAGGTGCAATATAAAATTCATTTTTAACAAGCATATTGCTATTAATAACTTCGTCTGCATATTTTAAAAATAATTTGCCTGTCCGGAAATAATACAGTCCTACGTTTGCTTCTTTTGATATTACTTCTTTCTCAACAACATTAGTTACTACGCCATCTTCTCCGTATTCAGAATAACTATGATCCGGACTATTAGCAGTAAAAGTTAATAAGAATCCATCTGCATCTTTGTTGATAGTATTTGGATAAAACTTTGGACCAAAATAAACATCCGGAGTGTAAATTATTAAAGGCAAATCGTTATCAACATATTCTCTTGCCAACGTACAAGTTTCTAAAGCACCGCGTGTTACTTTGTTTATTTTAATAATTGTTATGTCGTCACCAAACTTTTGTTTTAATATTTTATCAATGCTGAAATTGTATATGTGATCAACTCTTACCATGAATATTAAATTGCACTCTAATAAGTCTACAGATTCTAGTGCCCAATCGATTACGTGTTTGTTTCTTGCAAGTATCAAAGGCTTTGGCATTGTGTACCCAGCGTCAAGAAATCTTTGGGCCTTGCCAGCAATTGGTAGAAGTAAATTATATTTTTTCATTAGCACTTGTAATTAGTTTACTTGTAATTTCATGTGCATATTTTTGTATTTGATCTATAGGATCTTTTTTGTTTAGACCGTACAAAAAACTACTAGCAAACATATCGCCTGCTCCAAGCACGTTACTTTTTTCAACAAACAACGAGTCGTTTATTTTGTATGAAGTTTCTGTTTTTCCATCAGATACAACACTGCTTTTGTTTGTATGTAGTATTACATAGCCTTTTGTATCTTTACACATTGTTGATAAATCACCATACGCATCTTCATCAGCAATAAAAAAATAATCTACATATTGTAGTAGATTTGTATCTACTTTTTTACCCGCACACACATCTGCAGATATTTTTCCAGTTAAGTTTGGTAACCAACTTACATCTAATAGTTTGTTAATATAAAGTGCGTGTGATATTTTTGATTGTTGTATAATAGGTTTGTTTGTTTTAATATCAGGTACAAAGTTTGAATATCTTGTGCTGGAATCTCTATCTATATACACCATTGCTTCACCAATTGATGTAGGACATAAACCAATATCTAATTCAGGAGCAATTTGTTTAAATGTTCTCCACATATTAGCCATAGCACCTAATGTTTGACGTTCTTCAAAGCCATCAAATATTCTGTCAACTGTCATGTGTCCGTATAGAGTAATATCGTGCATTAAAATTTTTCCTTTTCGTCTAGTGCATAAACTTTTTTTAGATGTTCGTCAAAATCTTCTTTTGGAATCAATTTATAATCTTCAAGTAATTCAAAAAGTGCAACTACAAAATTTTCACCACTATTAGCATCTATCACATCTGCATAATTTTGTACAATTAAAGGAGAGTTCATTGGACAAAAACTCCATTTAATTTTTTTCATTATTTCAATATCAAATATGTCATCTCCAGCGTAAGCGATTTGGCCAAGCGTTATTCTGTGTTTTTCGGCCAATTCATTTATAAACTCAGATTTGTCTGTATGTTTGCCATCTTTTCTATTCACAATAACATCTATATTTCTATTACGTGCAATAGATTCGTTAAAAGGATCACCTGTTAAAAATACAACTGGTATGTCCATAGCACGAAATCTTTTTATTGCTGTCCAATCTTTATCACAAAACGTTTTCATTACAACATCACCATCACGATTGTAATATTTTTTGCCATCTGTAAGAATACCATCAACGTCTAGTACTATAAGTTTAATCATTTTTATATTTTTCTATGTTGTCTCCGCATATACCTGCAAATTTTTTTACTTCTTCAGGATTAAGTTTTTCTGGATGCACTGCGATTGTTTTTACACCGCCTGGCATACCCGGATATGCCCATATCCAACCATTTGAGGTTAGCGTGTAGTCATCTCCTTTGTGAAAGAAACAATGTATTCCCATTGCCATCATGGCTTCTAATGCATTATAACTTTTAGCATGGCACCATAAGTTGTTATCTTTCAACCACTCTCGATCAACTACTTCTGTTGGCTCGTCGTGTCCTAGATAAAATTTTCCTAGGTCGTTATCCCATTTACATATATCTATTTCGCAATGGTATCCTTTTTCCAGTGCTTCGTTGATGTATGCAACAGTATTTTCACGTTCAGGATTGATGCCGGCAGTGTTGCCTCTGTGTGCTATAAGGATCATAATATACGCTTATTTAATTCCGTTGTCCCGGAGAAAAGATAAAATCCGTAACTGTAAATTGTGTTTTTTATGCCCCGCGGCATGGAAGAAGTGTACTGATGGTTTATTCTTCATAAATGCATTCTTAAAATTATAAAGTTCGGTCATCCGTGTTAATGGTACACCACTTTTTATAGTAGCCCATAATAATATATGTCCGTCATGGTCGTTTAATTCCTTGTATTTTGCTATGTAAGGTTTCATTAGTTCTCTTGCTTCTTTGGTTATAATAAAAACACCAGCTTGGAAACCATTTTGTGTTACTTGTTGTATAGTACATTCTTTTAGAAGTCCAGAGTAGATATGGTCTATTTGTTCTTGTTCTGTAGCTAATTGGAAACCGGGGTGTACACAAACTTTTAATGTTCCTTGTGCAGGATATTGTGCAAATATATCTGGAGCAGTAGGCATAGCAAATACGTCACTGTCCACGTACAGAATCTCATCGTACTTTTCCCACCAAGCATCGTCTAACCATAAATCAAATCTTTCAAATGTTGGATGTCTAAAACCTAGTTTCTTTTTTTGTATTCTAATAAAGTCATAGCCATATTTGTCTGCATACGCTTGAAAACTTTTTGCACTAAGAAGTGCAAGGCCGGATTGTTCGTCTTTTAAAATTTTATTGTAATCAGGTTCACTATATTCAATACTAGGGATCCAGTACTGAACAATACACTTTTTCACTACTGTTCCTCGTCTGAGTGCAATTCGTTTAACAGTTGTCTAAGTTTTCCACCTTCAACAGTTGCTTTTACTTTAACGCCCATATTATCTCCTTTACGTGGATCTGGGATTTTTGGAGTTGCATCTTTTGGTGAATCACTAGTTACTTTAGAAGTTTGTTTTAAAGAATCATATATCTTGTTCTTTCCTGTTTGGTTGTAGCTTTGTGATTCTTCCTCGTCTAGACTGCTAATTCTCAAACTGTCTACATTAAATTCTAAATCCACTTTCTGTCCAACACCACTAGATGATCTAGTCTTCATAAATTGTATTTGATATCTTCCACGTTCTTTCATTGCTCTACTTGTAAAAATACCAATCACGTTATCTGCTGTTTGTATTTTCGATAGTCCGCCTGAGATATGAGAGTGATCAAACTCTATTTCTTCAACACTTGCTCTGTTCAACTGTGATGCTGTTGCTAGTACACATTGTTTTTCAACAACTAAATTTCTTAATTCTTCTGACACATACTTGTCTTTAATAAACAAGTCTGCTGGCGATATTCTTTTACTCTTCGGCATCATAAGATCCAGATAGTCAACTAATATACAATCTATTTTCTTTTTATTTTTTAGCTCTAATTCTTTAATATATGTTTTTACGTCTAACACATTACTACCACTTGGCAAGTATTTTATTTGTAAGTTACCTGATTTTTTTCTTAACAGTTTAACTTTCATTTCAACATTATCTATTTCAGGAAAAACTTTTCTAGTTGGAATGTTAGTCATCATAGCATCTAATCTCATTGCCGTTAATGCCTCTGACAATTCAAAAGATATATAACAAACGTTCAACCCAGAGGTTGCCCAATTTACTGCAAGATTCTGTAAGAATAAACTTTTACCTGCTCCTGAACCTCCTGCAAAGATGTTTAGTTCTCCTCTGTTGAATCCACCGAATAGTTTCTTATCAATAGTTGGCCAACCTGTGCTGACTTGCCCATTGGAGTTCTTTAAAAACTCTAGTCTACCTTTTGGATCTTCAAAATAATCTGTACCTAGATCACGTGTAAGTCCTACGTTCACTGCCTCTTTAACCATGTCCTCAACTGGAGCATAGTCTCCTTTCTCTAAAAGATCAGCTGATGATAGTATTGCACGTTCAAGTGCTTTGTGTCTAGAAAACGTTTCAAACTCATCTAATAACCAGTCAAAGTGTGCCGGGTCAAGATCCTTTGCTTCTTTCAGTTTGATATCGTGCGATGCATTAACTTGTTCAACCTCTGGCATCACTTTGTATTCTTCCATGTAATCTTTAATAAATTTTGCAATAGGTTGCAACTTACGATCAAATGCTTCGGGTTTGAATATGTTATGTGCCCTAGCGAATGATTCAGCATCTGCTAATAACATTTCAATATACAATTTCTGTACATCAAATGAATAGTTCTTAGCCTGCGATTGTTGTTCGTTATAATCAGCCATACATTTTTCTCTTTAAATCTATCTTCAGTTTACTCTTTTCTGTTGTTTTTAATATTGATTGTATAGTAAACAGTCTACCATATTTTAACACAGCTTCGGCTACATCGCCAACCGTTTTATCCCATTCTGGAAAAGCAACGCTCCAGCCAAATTCCATTGCTTGGTTAATCAGTTTTTCTCCTGGTGCATCTCTATCTGGTACTACAATTACCTGTCTTCCTAGTCCATCTATCAGCTCTCGCTGTGTATCATTTATCTCAGAGCCAAGTATGCTAACGCCAGAAACGGTAATGGCATCAAACGGCCCTTCTGTAACAATTACAAATTTTCTTGTCCAGTCTTGTACATCCATGTTAAACACATATCCAGGTTGTACATCGGTATAATATTTTACTTTGTCTGACTGATCAAATATTCTACCAGTATAACCTACTATATCACCCTTCCAATAAAAAGGAATTAATAATCTTTTATCTATATCCCAAATGTTAACAGGAGAATACATAAAGTCATACCAGTCTGCTCCAATACCTCTATTTCTTAAATAATTTAATATAGCATCTATTTTTTGCCATTGTGGTTCTGTTAAATCTTTTGCAATATATTTCTCTAACCAAAAAGATAACTCGTGTGCATTTTTAGGTAGTGTTTTCTTTTTAAATGTTACAAACTTTTTCTTTTCAAACTTTATATCGCCTTCTTCATGACGCATAGCTTCAATGGCTAGTTTTCTTATAGTATCATCGGTTATTCCAATGTAACTCATAAACGTTCTCATCTTTTGATTAAGTTTACGTCCTATAACATAGTTTGCTTTGTACCCACAGTTGAAACAATGATAAGATATTGTTCCGTCAGCACTAGTCATTATACCACCACGTTTCTTTTTATCTGCAGTTTCTCCGTTGTGTATACAACAAGGTGCGTTAAAACTTATCCAACCACTAGGTGTTTTTTTTCGACCCGCAGGTAGCGAAGTCAGAATTGTATTCTGTATTAGGTTCATACAGTACTATTTTACTGTCTATATAGGATTTTGTCAACGATTCCAGTAGTACCGGTATTACTTCCCCAAGTAAATCTTACGTTTTGGTAATTACCATAAAAATTATAATCGGTAACACCAGTTATGCTAGTAAGTTCGTTAGCCGAACTTCCTGCACCATCCATGGTAATATGAAACCAATCAGCTGATGACGGACTTGCTGATAGAGTACCTTGAACTTTTATTGTGCCTGTAAAATCTTTTGTATAAACTGCGATTGTGTGTAATGCTTTATTGTTATTAATACCTGGTTTTGCATCTATAGATCCTGAAGTATTGTCTAATGGACCTTGTCCCGAGTCAAAATTTGTTACTGAGGTACTTGCTGTAAATCCTGGATAAGCACCTTCAAGCAGTTCAATTGTGCCCCCGGCCGCATAACTTGTGTCTGCATAAGTTACTTCTCTGCTACCGTCTGCTTTAACTTCACGTACTGCAAAGTTGTAGAACTTGGCTTCTAATGGTAGTAGGTCACCTTCTGTTATTGTGGTACTAGCGTCACCCTTTGTGCTAACTGTAGAGCCGTCATCAAGTATCGATAGTGTTTTTGTAATAACTGATTTTTTACTTTCAGTGTCAATAACGTTTAATTCGTATGTCTTTGCTGTAATGTCTTGGGCCTTCTGATCCTCGTTTTTGAACGTGAATGTTATGGGATTTGATACTCCCCTATGAAGTGTTAAACGTCTATCGTACACTTTTGAGTTCCTTCCGTGATAACCACTTATATAGGCAATTACCAAGTTGTTTATTAAATACCTTTGTACTGTTTGCATAATACATATTTAACAGTATTTATAGATAGATTATGAATGAAATTTTTAACACATTGAGAGATAAATTCCCATTTTTGAGCCTTATACGAAAAGGTGATTTAGAGTTTGTAGGTATAGTACAGAATGAGGATAATAACGTTATTAGTTTCTATGACTATGGTAGAATAATGCAACCCCAAGATAAGATGACATTTTTGAAATTTGGTGAATCTTGGTGGCATGAATCAAACAGAAAAATACCAATTAACATATTTCTTAAAGGCGATTTCCGTTATTTTCGTACAACGTTGATAACACTATCTTCAAAAGATGTAGAAATAGTACATGGGCCAACAGTAAGACTTTCCGAAATTTCAAGGAAACGGCCTAAAAGAAAAACAATCCAATTAGTAAGACGTCCTAGTTAACTTCCGCTTTTTTCCCATTTTCCAATATATCTTGCATAATATTTTGTTATAGGATTGTCTGGCTGATATCCGAATGGTTCTGAAGAGCGATGAGTGGAGATTTTTTTCTTATGTTTTTTAGTGAGTTTACGTTTCCTTTGGTGCACTAAAGTTATATTTAGCCTTACTTAATAAATTCAGCTGAACAACAATCGCTTGAGCATAAGCAACTGCGTGTGACTTCTTAAAGAAGTATGATCCGTCTGTTGGTTTTGTCCAAACGTCTTTTAATATATTTTTCCAATCTTTATACATTAGTCCTCTTTTAGCAGGACGTATGATTGCTAATACAGCCGCAAGTTGTTCAATAGTTTTTGGCTCTAGTTTAGCTACTATATTAAAATGGCTATTTAGGTGAAAAAGGTTTTCTACTACTTTAGGATCTTTCAGCATATCCCAATCAGGTTCCTGGATCATTAATTCAACAAGTTCCTGTTCTGATTTAACTTCTTTGTATATGTTTACATTCAGACAGTCTATTTTAAAATATCCTCTGTCCTCTGCGTTCTTATAATCTAATGAAGAATGTCCAGTTACTGGATGTTCTGGTATAGCATGAAAGTAAACTCCTGTTTTGTGTTTTTCTGTTTTATCGTTTTTTATTATTGAAGCCGGGGTATGTTTAAAAAGTTTTAAAGTCTTATCTCTATCAAAAAAATCTATATCTACATCAGGCATTAGTGTATACTTCCTTTGTGTTTCTCATTGTGTTTGATAAATTCTTCTTTTGATCCTGGTTGTAATATATCTATTATGTCAAGTAATGTTCTGTATCCATCACTGTTTAACATCTCTGTATCCATCTTTGGTACTATAATTTTTGAAATAGAGCCGTTTTTCTTTATTACAACACAGCTATCGCCAGCTTCGAACTGTAATTCGTCTGCGATCTCAAAATTTATTTTATTCAACTTTAGCCTCCTTAGCTGTATCTTGTACCAACAAATGATCAGCTGGGAAACTTTTAAATTTGTTTGCCCAATATTCTGGATTAATAAATCTTTGTGTCATTTGTAATTGTTCGTCACTAAATGATTTTAACATCTTTTTTCCTGCGTTGCAACCTAGCAACAACCAAGGACTTATTTTACCTTGCTGTATGTGTGCTACTGCTCTATTTGTATTAACAAGTCTAAAGTAGTCCGGCCATTGTGCATTTTGTTCAGTTGCCCAGTCCATCATAGTTGTAACTGATCTTTGTAGTGCCGCTTCTACAGGTTCTACTTTAAGTATATCAATTAAGTATGCTTCGTATAAATCATCTCTTGCCCAATGATCTAATTTAATTTTAGATTGTAAAACGTAATCGATATATTTTTCTGGATACAACGGATTAATATGCATAATAAATCTGCCGAATTTTACAAAAGCATTATAATAAGAACTAGTACAAAACTCTTCATATGTTTTTATTTTACTGCTGTGTTGATGTATTTGATAAAATCGTTGGAATACCATAAAAGCATTCACTACCCATTTTTCATCTTTTTGTAAGTATCTTCTTTTTGGTTCGCAAAGGTGAACTTGTAATGTTCTTTCTTTAGCGAATGTTTTGTTACAATAGGTACATTTATTTAGATTCGATGCCATGTGCTTCTATTAGTTCCTCTAATTCTCTATCAGTAATAATTTTATCTAGTGTTTCTAAATCGACTTCTTTCCAATTAGGATATATTTGTTGTAGTTTTTTTAAACTTTTGTTTGGTACACGTTTCATTGGTTTTATCCATGGATGAAATTGTTGCTGTAATGCACCACACATAGCAGTTAATATCCATAATAATTTTTTATGTTTTGAACCTAATGTAAAACAGTGTTTGTTAACACATTCATTAACCATCTCAACATAGTGTTCTACATAAAATCTATCTTTTGATGATACACTCGAAGCATACCTCATTAACATATAAGGTGAATACAACGATTTTTCATGATCGTCTATCCTGTCAAAATAGTCTTTGTTTCTAAAGTCTACTGCTTTAAGACCAGTCCGTAGTTCGAAAAATTTCCTCTTGTTTTTCTCTGTCATATTTTAATCCAAACATTGTACACTCTTCTGGCGTTTTAAAATAGAGTGTAAGTTTTTTATCCCTCATTTTTATTTCCGTGAATGTCATCTTTTCTTCCCTCATCCAATCAAAAAAATCTTGTGGCCAATGTCGATTCATCCACACGTATCCACCTTGCATTTTTATAATTGGTGCTTTGAGGTTAATGTGTCTTCTACCAGCAGTTACCATAATCTACCTGTTCACATTGTCTTGAAATATCTTTTACGAAATAAGCACATACAGGCTTTGATCCTCCAGTTAAAGGAACCGATAACATCTGTCCTGATTTTATTTTAGGAAAGTACCATTTAACTTCTGTATAGATATCTACAATATCTATAGGATAAAAATCTGGTTTAGGACTACACAATGGATTAAATGTAAAAGCCTCAAAGCCTCTGTCGTTTAAACTTGTTATTGGTAACACGTGCATTTCTTCTTGGCCTGCCTCTCCTATTAACATTTTCCAATCTAATGGCATTTTTATTTTCCATTTGCCAATTTCTAACACAGCCGCTGGCGCATTAAAACTTTCTAAAAAAATTAAAGGTATGTAAAAGAAATCTGGATTCTCAGGATCAGAGTTATCTAATACTGCAAAACGCAAGTTCTCATCTACCCATTCAGGTATTTTCTCTAGTGTATATGCTCGGTTATCAAGTGTAAGGATTTTCATAATTTACTTTCTCTATATTATACGGGTAATTGGCCTCTTTGTAAAACTTTTTCCTTGCTCCTAGATGTCTTTTTGCAAACTTGCAACTACTGGTAATATCCCATATCTGCACGTTTTCTTTGTCTTTGGCCTTTCTTATGCCTCTTCCTATACTTTGAATAACTCTTACAAATGATTTACCAGGTTCAATAAGAACAAGATTAAATATCCTAGGAATATTAATTCCAACACTAGCCACACCATATGTTGCGATAATAATTTTATTTGTTGCAGTAGATACTTCGTCGTATTGTTCCTTCCTGTCTATGTTTTTAGTAGATCCAGATACGAAAACCGAACCCTCTAGTTGTTCTTGTAATATTTGTCCTGCCGATATCCTATCAACAAGTATTAATGTGTTTCCCGATGTTGCTATATCTTTTATAGTTTTTGCAACCCATGCCATTCTAACTTTGTCAGTTGTGAGCCATTTCAGTTCTTCAGCATATGTTTTGAACTGAGGATGATCTTGTGTCTGTAACACATTTACATGACAGTTTGCAAGTACGCCTTTGTCTTGTAGTTCACTTGCTTGTATTCTGTGCGTGACCTCTCCTATGCTACATTTCAAACCCATGAACTCGTAGTCTGCTTTAGGTACTGTACCTGTTAGTCCCCAACGTATGCCACAGTGTGCAAAAGGTCCAGTAAGTAATCTTTTAAGTACATCTGCCTTGGCCATGTGTACCTCGTCTATGATTACTGTATTGATTCCTTGTATTGCTTCTGCAAATGCTTCAGTGTGTTCGTCTTTGCTTTTCTTTTCTAATACGTTTAATGATTGCCAAGTTGCAATAGTATTGAACCTGCCTAATTCTTTTCTATCACCAAAGTAAACCCCGGTGTCTAAATTACAAGCAAGGAAGTCTTCCTCTGTTTGTGTTACTAGACTTTTATTAGGTACAATGGTTAAGGTACGTCCATAAGGTTCGACTAGTAGACACAGAGCCGCAGTAATGATTGTTTTACCTGCTCCTGTGGCAATCTCTTGTATGCATTGAGGATTTTCTATAAACTTGTTTATTGTTTCTACTTGATAATCTCTTAATTCTATTGACTGTCCTGCCGCAGGATGAGTTTCAGGCCACTTGATATGCGATAGATAGTTTTTGTCAACGGCTTTAAACTCAAAGTTGTGTTGTATTCTTTTGTCTTCAAAGTCTACGTATACTCCACCCTCTTCTAGTATAGGAAGTATTTGGTCAACTAGGTTAAGATATGTAGAACCACCTAAACCAAAAAATGATATTTTACCATCCCATCTACCTAGCTTAACTGCCGGAAGATGTCTAGCATAAGGTATTTCGTATTTAAATTTATTAGATAACCGTTTCCTCCACTCGAGTGAAAGATTTTCAAATTTGACGTTTACCTCATCTTTTATTACTAGTTTGCATGAACTCATAGTTTTACTATAACACTATCATTCCAATCTATATTACTTGGCTGATGTATATTATAATACAACTTTTTTGGAAGATTTTCAAGAAGTCTTTTTAGGTTATCAGTGCCTGCCGCATAATAACCACCGCCCAATGCAACTAATGAAGCCTTTGGTTTTATTTTACTTTTAATTAAAGCTCTTGGTATTCTGTTTCTTACAAATATAATTTTGGTATTATCGTTTATAAATTTAAACTGTTTACTCATTTGGTGTAATTCAAAAAGGTTTTCAAAAAAAGTTTCGGATATAGTGTTGCTAATCATCATTTGCCTTCGGTTCATTTCGTTATCAATGTCCTTCATATATACTGGTTCTTTAACATCAAAACCCCAAGAACAATCGTTAAGAATGTCTATACCGTTTGCCTTGAATGTATTCATCCATTCCCAAAATTCTTTAACCTCTTCTTCTGAACTGAGCTCTCCGCTCACAGGCATTATAATAGGAAAACAATCTAATTCTATTAAGCCTTTCACAACTTCATTCTTGCTGTATACTATAGAGTCAAGCCATAGCTTGTGGTGGTTGGTGTGTGCTATCTGATAGCCTAATGTTGTCTCTGCTGGTATTTTGATGCCGTTTGTTTTTATGTTGAAGTTCTTTAATGAATCAACTTGTAATAATGGCGGCTTGTTTTTTAAATTTTGCTCCCAATACTCCTGTAAAGAAGTTGAAGCATTGTCTAAAATAATTTCTCCGGCAACAAGTCTTGCTGACGGTTGTCTGTAGCCTAATATTTCTTTCTTAATCATTTCGTAATCGTCTAACAATGTCTCATCTACAAATTTGAAATCGTAACGCACTGCAATTAGTGTTAGGTAGTATGTAGTAACATCAGATTGTATAAATGTCCACTTCTTTGCTTCACCATTATATAGTGCATAGTTACTAGGCAAACCTCTTTTATTTTTCAATATCCTAATTAATGATATAATTTTTTTGTGGTATGGGAATCGTACTTCTATTTTTTCCTCATCGTCGTCATCGATAAATTTCTCTATGCTTTTGTCGAAGCTAATCACCCTAAACTCGTCCTCATATTTTGGATGGTCCAGCAGTGATTTAATGTCCATTCCATGTGATTGGAACTTGGTTAGGTATCTTTTTAGTATTACTAGTGCCAATCTAGCCTGTTTCTCTGTCCACACATATTGGGCTTCTGCTAGTGATCTAACAGTTGCTTGGTCTTTAGGATGGGGCTTAATATGAGCTTTTTGGGGGGCTGACCAGAAATAATCATTATATGCTAGTATTTTAAGTGCTTCGTTAATAGTTTTTGGCAAATCTGTATGCATTTCACTCATGAGTTTTTAGATAATTATTATTATATTATAACATTATTGGTAATAAAGTCAACCTATGAAAAAGCAAGTAAAAAAACGCAATAAAACATTAAAACTTAGAGTTAAAAAAGCTCTAGCTAGACGTAAAAACGTCAAACAGTTTATGCCTTCGGTTGAACAATGTCAGAGTTGGTTTAGAACTTTGAATAGAGGTATGTTTGGTAACAATTTACAAGAGCCAGAACTTATAGTAAGAAGAATGATTTATGACTGGGGACTGTGTGTTGTTGACTGGGATAATAGAAAATGCAGAAAAGGAACGTTTAACCAAAGTGTAATTCCTTATCATTTAGGTGATAACCTATCATATAGAATAGAACTACACAATAAGTTTCCTAGATGGAAAGATTTCATTGAAACACTTGCACACGAAATGGTACATTTATATCAAATGCAAGTTTGGAAAGACCCTTACTCAAATCACAATGAATATTTCTATAGTTGGAGAAATTATTTTAGACAGCACAATTTAAGACTGTATCGTTAAATTCCTTATAAGTTATTACTCTACTATTTTTTAAGTCAGTACCTGTTTGCAAGTAGTTTAAGTAATCAGGCGGATTGTCATGTACCACTGTGTAGTTCACATATGGTCTCATCTTTAACATATCTCTAAACTGTTTTAACCACGATTCAAATATTTTCTCATCGTTTCTTTCGCCGTAGTTCTCGGTGTCTTGATAGATGTTGTTAAGTTGGTTCTTGCCGTACTCCCTAAAGTCATAACCCAACAAGTATATGTTTTTGTGTCCATGTACACCTGCTGTCCAAAATGCCGCATTACCTGATATCCAGTGAGGATTGTTTGGTATAAGATGTAACATACCTTTAGATTGTTTTCTGTTTACTTCTAACGATGGTGCATAGTGTATTGTTTTTAATCCAACTGTATCTGCTATCATCTTCGAGCACATTTTAGTATCAACAGAAAATATAAAGTCTGGCATGAAGTCTCTGTACAAAGCATTACATCCGTAAGTTTGTCCTGTTGCTTTAAGTTTATTTAAATCAAATTCTTTACGTGAAGGTCCGTTTCCTATACAGTATGCATTGCCACGAGGCACAGCTTTAACATTATCTTTAAAAAATGCAGTCTCTATAATTTTTTTACCTTTTCTTATTATAGTGTTTACAGTTATAGTTTCACCTTCATATTTCCCCCATTTGATAGCTTGTATTTCGTTTGGTTGCCTTAATTTAATTTCTTTCATTTTAAATATTTTTCCTCTAATCTATTTTTAATTCTAGCCCATGGTAGTCCATGTTCTATCTCATCTTTAAACCATTCTGTGTATGACATTTGTTGTGCCCATTGTACTCTGTTTGGCATAGCCGGCGTATTAATATCATTTAATTTTATATTTCCTACATCGTGGCATAAACTAGATTCAGAAACAAATACAGGTATACCACGTATAACTGCTTCCATGGCAGGATTAGAACTGTGATTAACCACTGCCCACGTTCTTTCTAGTGTTGCTTTAAAATCTGTATCATCATATGTTCTATGATCTTTTTTTGGCATACGTACTTTAACATTTTGAAAATCGCTTTCTTTAAATTGTAGTTGATTACGTGGATGTGGTCTTACAAGTATAGGACGTGTTGTGTACAGTCTAATTTCATTTATCTGTTGTATGATCCATTTTTCCATCTTTGGAAGACCTTTCCATTGTTCTGATGCATCGTGTTGTCCACATATCACAATAATATCACCTGTGGAATTCCACGGCTTTAGTGTGTGTTTGAATAACGGCCAACGTTTGTTGTCAAAATTCTTATTGGCAAAATCCGCATCTCGATTAATGCCATTAATACCTATTTTAAAACTTTCATTCCTTCGTAGTCCTCCAACTTCTAAAACTATTACAGGTTTATTATTTTTTCTATATTCTTCCCATATTGATTTATAACGTTCCATACGTCCACGCCATAGTACAGACCATATTACTGCCACGTCGGCATTACAAGATTTATTTAGAACTACGTGTTCTCCAGCATTTTGTAAACTTTTTATAAATGCTTCAAGTATGGGTTTTGAATTTTGAGGTCCATACTCTGTCCAAATTTCTATTTTCATTATTAGTTGCCTAAATTTTTCCAGTAGTCAAGCTCCGATTGGATTTCCATAGCCTCTGCTTGTTGTGGTCTAAAATCGTTCTTTTTACTTTTACCTTGTAGCTTTCTATTACCTTTGAAATGATCTATGTATAATCCTAGTTCGCTATTAATGAATACATGATGACCTTTAACTCCTTTCCAATACCCTATGTCATTTACTTTAACATTTTTTTCTTTTTGATAAATTTTAGACAAATGCCATAACGTAGAACAATCAGTCCATTCTAGTAATTGAAACATTTCATCGGTTACATAAAGTTTTTCCCAGTCGTTAGTGTAGTTTTTTATTTCAGGATGATTTAAGTTGTATCCTACAAATCCACATTCTGGATATTTTCCACCGTCTTTTAATTGTGGATTTTCTCTACCTAAGTAAGTTAGCATACTATCAGCAGGTAGTATTCCATTAAAAAATTCTTTTGGAATTGGCCTAAACGTATATGTGTCGGCATCCAACCATATAATATAATCATATCCTGGTGAATTTTTAAGTGCATGGGTTACACAAAAAACTTTGTTAGCAAATCTAACTGCATTCCAAAGAAAAGATCCTTTAGTTGCATCTTTACCGCCGTGCGTTTTAAGTTTAGGTGACCTTCTTACACCTCCGGGTATTTCTTGCAACTCTCCGTTAGCAATCGGATCGTCTTTGTGTCTTGTTTTAAATTTTACTAATTCAGGTTGTTCTTCGTGTACATCTATCCATTCAACTCTAGAGTGTTTAAAAATATCTTGAGATTGCGATTCATGATACACAGCTACCTGCGTATCTTCTGGCCAAAATTTTAGTACACTATCTACTGCTCTTTTGGCATACTCGTTCCATGTACCTGGTTTATATGATGTTAAGACTTTTATTTTCATTATGTGTATATTTAATCTAGACGGTCATGTTGTATTTTTTAATCCAATCATTAACAATCCAAGCAGGTATTAATGCCTTTCCGGCTTTCTGACTGGCTTTAATTACATTTAACTTAGAGTTGTCGCGTGTTCTGTCTAGATAAAATTTATTTAATTTTGCACTAGTGCTTGTAGTTAACCAATGTCCTACTGGAACTGTCCAACCAGTTTTTTGTTTGTTAATAATTTCGTTTGGCAATTTTCCTAAGTATGCTTTTTTTATAAAAATTTTAGTATCGTTTTTATTAGGACCTAATTTTAGATCTGTATGCATACTCATACAGTATTGCATAAAAGTTTTAGTTGCTAATGGAAAACGTCCTTCCATGCTATACGCCATTCCGTACTTGTCATTTCTACTAAACATCTCTTCAGGAACTTGTGCAACACAGTCTAAGGCCATGTGTGATCCAATTGGGTCATCAGGATTCCATAACTCACCCGAATAACATTTACGAAATTCTGTTAGTAGTACATCATCACTAACTGGATTGTCTGTTAACTTTAATGGACGTTTTATTCTCTTTATCCATAATTTTAAAACATCGTCCCAACTTTCTATTTTTGATTTTCCTATTTGTTTCTGTAGCCACTGTGGGTTTTTCATCTTCCAGTACTTTGGATACCCAGCAAGTATTTCGTCTCCCATATCTCCTGCTATTGTAACTATTATGCTGTCTTGTGCTAAAAATTTATTAGTACAACAATACATTGACATACTAGGATTATATACAGGTTGTTCCATGTAGTATATGCTGTCATCCCAACTGTCTATAAATGTTTCAGGAGTTGTTATAACTTCTTTATGATTGAAATTATTTTGCTGTGCAATTATTCTAGCACAATTGGCGTCACTATTATAATCCTCATCGGCTTGTACATTTGGTTCCATTCTATTTGTAAATGTATTAGCTTCACCTTTAATTTGTTTTAATTCATAAGCAATCATACTAGAATCAAGTCCACCACTTAAAAATACACCAATTTTTCGTCTACCAATAGAACACATATCTACTGTTTTGTGTACCTTTGCTCTAAATTCATCTGCATTAAATTTTTTATTACTTGTTGGTTTAATGTGTACTCTATGATTTTGTATAATTGTTTTATTAGCTATGTCGTACACTATTGTTTCTCCGGCCAATAATTTTTTAATTCCAGTAAAGAATGTATTACGTAAAGCATTAATACCAGTTCTTGCCATAAAACTGACTGCAAGATTATCCATTTTCCTACTACCCGGAACTTTGTCTAACATTCCTTTTATTTCAGAACCAAAAACTAATCCTTCTTTAATTTCTGCATAGTACAGAGGTTTTATACCAGCATGATCTCTACTCAGTGTTACTGTATTCTTGTTTGCCTCGTAGTATGCAAATCCGTGCATAGAATCTATTTCGTTTATAAATTGTAACCCAAACAAATCTAACCCCCAAGCAAGTAGTTCGGTATCACACCCAGTTGTGTCTTTGAAGTCTTTGTATTTTTCTTTAAGGTTGTAGTAGTTGAATATCTCACCGTTGTAAACTAGCTTATTTCCTTTAGGCGTTGTCCATGGCTGTGTTGCACTGTCTGGTTCCCCCATTATGCTTAATAGATTGTGTCCTAATGTGATGTGGTCGTTGTACCAACTGCTTGAGCCGTCTGGTCCTCTATGCTTACAAATATTAATAAACTCTTTTATAAATGTTGGATTGTTTTCGGTTATACCGTATATACCACACATTATAATCCTAGTTTCTCTTTAAAACGTTTGAATACTGTACCGTCTTTAATTTCTTTTTCGCTCCATAATTTATATCCTAGGTCGTTTAACCACTGTGTTCTATCTGGATATATAGGAGATTCTATTTTTAAAAGATCAGTGTTTGCAACCGGCCAACAAATAGCAAGATTTGATGTACAAAAGGTAGGGATGCCACGGACGCAGGAATCAGTAGAGGCAGTAGAATTGTGAGTAACAACAGCATGACAAGTAGTTATCGCCTCTTGAAAATGAAATCTATAGTACTTTTTCTCATCACCTTGAAAATATTTTTGTCCTATATGCACTTCAACATCATCTGGAAACTCCCCTTTACGGTTTTCTATTGCTACTACATGATTTGGATGTGGACGTACAATAAACTTTCTAGTTGTAAGTGGTCTAAGTTTTTTATAAACATTCATAAACCAATCAATTGGATCTAGTTCGTTCATGCTCCAGTTGTCTTTAGGTTGTAATACAAATAATATTGGATCGTTGGGATTAGATTTTCTCCATGGATCTGATTTAATATTCCATCTAGCTTTCATGCCTTCCCACCTGTCTGCAGGACTACCATCGGATAAAAAATTTCCATTATTCATTGGCGAGTATAAAGACACCCTCCAATGATGTTTTGGACCGTGTACGTTACCAAAACTTGAAAGAAGACCTCCGTCAAATGTTATGATATAGATTCCTTTCTTTTTTGCACGTTCTACAAGATCTCTTCTTCTACCTTTAGTATGGTGCATTTGTTTGTCTCCACCATACCCAAACATACATCCTATAGGTGCAGTAGGCTCCATTTCGTTAGCTGTCGATTCGCCTGTTTTTGCTTCATTAACCATAATGGGTTCATCATGGCAAGCTCGTATGCCTTCCGCCATGTACTGAAGAAGATCGTAACTGGCTCCTCTTCGTCTATCTTTTACTGTTCTTCTAAATATTTCAACTTTCATTTAGTATCTTCCATGCATATCCGTTGCTTATTTCTTCTGCTGTAAATTGTCCGTATGCCATTGAGTAGTATAATGGTTCTCGATCAACGTACTTAGGTGTTTCTATTTTTGAGAAATTTGTTTCTGATATTGGTGCACAGGCATTGTGAGGATCAGTAAAACAAGGAATTCCTTTAGTAGTAGCTTCTAAAGATATATTTGAATTATATGTAACAATAGCATAAGCATTCTCCCAATCAATAGGTCCACTAGGCGGGGCGTCGTCTTTACCTATTACTTTCATTCCTCCGTCCTCATTGTATCCTATTATTGGATTGTACCCTTTGTTTTTTACTATAATTGGTCGATTAGTATTTGCTTTTAATGTTTCTAATGTTTTGTCTAACCAGTTATGTACTCCAAAAAATTCTTGCATAGCATTTGATGGTGGACAAACAACTATATTTTTACCATCTTTTTTCCAAGGTTTAATAGGCCACGGAAACGATTTCTTAAAACGATCGTCGGGTCTATTCTCTTGCCAATTTTTTAAATGATTATTTTTTACAATTTTAATGTAGTAAGGATTGTTTCTAGTTTCTCCCCAATACGGTCTATCCATATAATAAAAATCAATTTTATTTTTTTCTGCCCATTTGTAGATAAGATTAGTGCCTCGGAGAATTCCAAACAGCACAACTTTGTTGCAATCATTTTTATTAATAATTTCTGTAGGTGATAACTTTATTGATCCAGGCAATCCTTTAACGGCCCAATCAACATATTTTTCAGTAAGTTTTCTATTAGTAGAACTAACGTAAATCATTAGACAGTCGTTTGATATCCTCATTAACCATTAAGGCAACCATGTCTTTAAATGATGTTTTAGGCTCCCAATTCAATACTTTTTTAGCTTTAGTATACGAACCGTGTAATGCGTGTACTTCAGCCGGCCGTTTAAAACGTGGATCAGTTTCTATGTATTGTTCCCAATCTGTGATACCTGCAATTTCAAATGCATGAGTTAATAATTCTTTGATAGAATGTTGTACCCCTGTACAAATTACATAGTCATTAGGTTCTTTTTGTTGCACCATTGTGTACATAGCTTCAACAAAGTCTCCAGCAAATCCCCAATCTCTTTTTGCATCAAGGTTACCTAATGTAAGTTTTTTAGCAAGTCCTAATTTAATTTTTGCAACACCGTCGGTTATTTTTCTAGTAACAAATTCTTTTCCCCTAATTGGTGATTCATGATTAAACAATATACCATTAGAAGCGTGTAAACTATAACTTTCCCTAAAGTTAACGGTCATCCAATAAGCATATAATTTAGAAACACCGTATGGTGAACGAGGATGAAATGGTGTGTTCTCATCCTGAACTCCTTTAACATTTGCATTTCCGTATAATTCACTAGTACTTGCTTGATAAAATTTTGTTGTAGGATTATGACCTATGATTGCATTTAAAATATTTAAAACACCAATAGCATTTACTTCTGTTGTTTGCTTATTCAGTTCCCAACTTGCACCTACAAAACTTTGAGCGGCCAAATTATAAAATTCGTTTGGTCGGATAGTTCTAATTAGGTGATTCATATTAGCATCGTCGGTAATGTCACCTGTTATGAGTTCTATTTCTTTTTCAATACCCAAGTAATCTAGGTTACTTAAATTAGGGTTACTGTATCTTTTTACTAATCCGTAAACTTTGTAGTCGTTTTCTAATAGATGTTTTGCAAGATAAGGACCGTCTTGCCCGGTCATCCCTGTAACAAAAGCAATTTTTTTCATTTGGCATCCTCTATGTTAATGTGCATTTTTAATATTTAATCTTCATTTGTTCCACCTATAAATATTCATAATGAAGAACCTTATTATCCAATATTATATAGATATTAACCTTTATTCACAACCAATGTTTAATGGTATTACTTCAAATATCGTTGAAAGGTATTCTGAATTCAGCTTCAAAAAATATTGTGCTAAATTTGGGCATGATTTTTTAAGAATTACCAAACCAGCGTTTCATTACAAGCACCCAACATGGGAAAGATTTGATCTTTGGTTTAATTCTAAATGGTTGGACAAATACGATCAAGTGTTGTACGTAGACACAGATGTATTCGCACTGGATCATGCCCCTGATATATTTGCACAATACAATAATCCAACTACATTTAAATCTCCAGTGTATCGCAAATACAGGAATAATAGTCCGGCGCTAATAAAATCAAAATTTAATGATACCATATTAAAAGATTGCGATCCAAAAAAAGTCAGCGATACATTTTTTCAAACAGGTGTATGGATGCTTACAAAACAAGCAAGAGATAAAATGATGCCATGGGTTGAACGTTATATGGAGTTTGATGGACAATGTGATGATGGACAGTTTTTAAATTGGGCAGTTATTGAAAGCGGTGTAGAATATCAAGACATGGATCCTATGTTTAATGTTAAGAATAACGGTTTGAAAAAGACTTGGAAATATGAGGATACAAACTTTTTACATTCGGCAGGTGGAGACAAGTATCACACTACATCAAAAATACATTCTTTTTTAAGAGAAAAATTTCCTGCAGTTAATCCAAACGTTTAATTAGGGCTGGAATATCAATTTTAAAGTTTATTAAATCACTAAATCTTTTTACACCTTTAGGTTTTTTAGTGCCGTTCATTGGTATAGGAACAGTTTCGGCCAAATAAAGTTCGTGTTTTAAACCTAAATGGTGTGATAATATTGGATAAACTTTTTTCCCTATCATTTTAGGATCTTGAATCTCAATAATTTTTGTTCCTGGTTTACACCATAGTAAATTTACTAGTCCTGCACCGTGAGCCGCTAGTATGTGAGTTGCTTCGGCAAAAGTTTTCATTTGGTCTTTTATAGTCATATTTTCTAATGCAACTGTTTCCCAACCCTTTAATGCTAGTATTAGTTCATCAGAGTTAATCAGCTTTCTAGTTTTTGCACCGGGTCTTAATACAATTATTTTTCTATGGGGCTCTATTCCATTTAGGTCCGGAATTCCTTTAAAGTGTCTCAACCATGGTGCTATATGTGGAGTAATTACACCGTCTTTTGAATTACTTAAACTAGGTACAAACAAATGTTTGAATTGCCATGTTTCATTTTTTGGCATAACAATAACTTTAACATCAGGAAATAATTCTTTAAGAACTTTTTGAAAATATTTGCTTTCGTTTGCTAGGACATAACAATATCTTGTAAAGTCAGCTGAAAATCTTTTTTCCATTAATCTAAATTTAGATATTACATCTATCCATATGTGCCATGGATTGTTTGCACTTTTTTCATCAATCGGTAACCATACATAATGATATTTCTTACCAAAATGTTCGATAACAGAAGGCAAGTCTACAATTACGTTGTCTCCCCACTCTTGCCAAAGGTTATGTGATTTACCAGGCTTAAATTTACTACTATGTGTAAGGTTCCAAACATAACTGGTTATAAGTTTGTTACCCATTGTGGCAAGTAGTGGACAACTATGTACCCTGACATCGTGAAATTCTGCTACAAAGGTTGGTAAACTTGTAAAATGTGGGTCAACATTTTTGTGATAAGGCACTATATAATCGTATCCTTGGTCAACCATTTCCCATTTATCTAAAAAATATTTGATTGAATCTATGTTTTTCATGTTTGCATTTTGCCAATAACTATACTATAATTATAAGCTATGCTGACTAATCTATTCATTAATGGCTGTTCTTTTTTAACATACAGGCCTAGAGACAATGTTAATACACATTGTGGTATAGAACTGGCAAAATTAATGGACTTAGAACTAGAAGTTAATCTTGCTGGCGGTGGTAGAGGATCAAAAAGATTAATGTGGACTACAAGAGTATGGTGTGAGAAATTTCCTGAACAAGCAAAAAAATGTTTTTTCTTAATAGGATCTAGTGGTGGTAATAGATTTGATTACCCAACTAATGACGGATATAAAGCACACAAATTTCCTACAATGAAAACTAGTTGGAAAACTTGGGATCCAAACAGAAACAAACACACAACAAATTTTATAAAATATCTTTTTGGTCTAGGAGCAGACTTAGATCAAATGACACAGGTAGAATCAATATTAGGATTGTTAGACTTGCAAGACTACTTTCAAAATAAAGGATATCCGTATGTGTTTTACAATACTTTAGCAGATGCTAAAATTACTAATCCAGATGTGCAACTATTGTTTGATAAGATAGACAAGAAAAGATTTTTTAAATCCGAGACTAGTCATTTAGATTATACAGTTGCTAACAATCAACAATGTAAAGAAGGTGATCCGCACCCAAACGAAGAAGGTCATAAAGACTGGGCAAACCAATTAAAAGAATTTATAGATGCTAACAATTTACGCACCAGTTAATAATAAAAACAGCAAGGCTTGGGAAATATTCAATGGTATTGAAACATCTTGGCCTGACCCAGTTAAAATTTTAGACAACAGAGTTGTAACAGAGCCTTTGGCAAACTCTATGTTTTGGGGGTTTGTTAATAATAATTTAGAGTTAGTTAAAAAGTTAGAAGCACGTAAGCATCAGTTTTGGTTTACTGATACACCGTACTTTGGAAGATTTGACAATAATAATTTAAAACCAGATAATCATTATTGGCGTATTTGTAAAAATAAAATACACGTTCCTTTTATAAAAGATTGTAAGTCTGATAGATTTGACAAGTTTAATATTACAGTAAAAGCACCAACTATCGACAAAGGAACCCACATATTAGTTTGTCCAAGTTCAAATGGTATACACAATTATTTAGATAGACCTAATTGGTTAGAAGAAACAATAGAACAAATTAAAAGATATACAGATAGACCAATTGTAGTAAGACACAAACCACGTGGCAGAGGCACGTCAGGACCAAGTGAAGCAATAGTTCCTCTTTCTGAACATCTAGACGATGCTTGGGCGTGTGTAACAAGTTGTTCAATTAGCGCCATTGAAGCAGTGTGTATGGGTAAACCTGTGTTTTGTCATGATAAAAGTTTTGCTAAGGAAATGGGTAATTTACATTTGGCAGATATTGAAGAACCTTTGTATAAGGCTCCGGAACCATGGTTATATAGTTTAGCATATCAACAATTTACGCCTGAAGAATTTGCAAAAGGAACAGCAATAGAAATATTAATGGATAAAGGAATACTATAATGCCAAAGTTAAAACACTACGGAGTAGACTCATTTTCGTTTCCTGTTAATGGTAAAAAAATTATATTTGCTAATAACAAAGGACAAAAAACTTACATTAAAAATAGAATGGATAGGATGTTAAGCAAAGAGCCGGAAACAATAAAATGGATTAATAGTTTTGAAAAAGATAGTGTATTTTTAGACATAGGTGCAAATATTGGAATATACACTTTATATTCTGCAGTTGTAAAAGAGAATATAGTATATGCATTTGAACCACACGCCGCCAGCTATAAAAATTTATTAGACAGTATAAACTTGAATAATTTAGCTAATAGATGCCAGGCGTTCTGTGTTGCATTAAGCAATCAAATTAATTTAAGTGTTATTAATGTTAAAAATATGCACGAAGGTGTAGCAGAAAACAAAGTAGGACACCGTGGAGAATATTATCATGGTTGTACAGAAATGCATTTAGATTTTTTAGTAGGCAGAAAAATAATACCGCAACCCAACTACATTAAAATTGATGTAGACGGATTTGAAGATAAGGTAATAAAAGGATCATTAGCATCATTGCAAAAGTGCAAAAGTGCTCTTATAGAAATAAATCACAAACACGAACAATATGTTTCAAAATTAATTGATTTAGGATTAACATTAGAATCAAAACATATAAGAAACGAACAAGAATTTAATTATATCTTCACAAATGAAAATAGAAAAAATTAATAACCTTTGGTTACCATCGGAGGATGCTCAAATAGAACAATGGAGAGACTCAGAATATCCATATATGCAGGATAAATGTTTAAAACGTCTTTTAATACATTGTAAGGTTAATAATATAAAATTTAAAACGGTGTTAGATATAGGTGCTTGGTGCGGCACATGGAGTTTAGCTATGCAAAAATACGCAGAAAATATTTTTTGTTATGAACCAAATAAAACGCACTTTGCTTGTTTAGAAAAAAATCTTGCACCTTTTAGTAATGTTAGTTTGTATAATTGTGCAATAGGAAACGAAGAAGGATTTGTAAAATTAACTGAAGAAATTGCTACTCAAAATACAAGAGTAATACAAGAAAAAGGTGATACAAAAATTTGTACAATAGACTCTTTAAACTTAGACAACATTGATTTAATAAAAATTGATGTTGAAGGGTTTGAAATGGAAGTACTTAAAGGAGCAACAGAAACAATTAAAAATGTTCAATATATAATGATAGAATTGAATAATAATACAAAAAGATACGGTAGTAGTAATATAGAGATTGAAAAATACTTGCCTACATTAGGTTTTGAAATGTTAATTAAAATTTGGCCTGACGTTATATATTTTAAATCATGATGTATGAATATTTAAAAAAATTAGATTTTAAACCCAATACTGTATTAGACATTGGTGCTTGGAATGGTTTTTGGACAAAAAATTGTAAAGAGTTTTGGCCTAAAGCACATTATACTTGTATTGAAGCAGGACCCAAACACAAGACAAATTTAAAAAAATGTGCTGACGAAGTACATATTGCAGTGCTAGGCAATAAAAATAAAAAAGTTACTATGTATTTTAATAAGGTAGGGTATACTAAAGGAGCAAGTATATTTGATCAAACCCCATATTCAGAGGAAAGGGATATGGAAACATTAGAATCGCTTGTGGGATCGCGAAGATATGATTTTATTAAACAGGATGTACAAGGTGCAGAGATTATGATAATGAAAGGTGCACCAGAAATATTTAAAAGAGCAACGTATGTTTTAAATGAAGTAAATTTGTATAAAGATCCCAGACAACCTCTTCTTCCTGATGTAAAAGAAATGGATGCCTATATGAAAGAACTTGGATTTAATAATTGTGAAATAATAGCAGATCATCCTGGCCATGACCAAGTGGACAAGATCTACTATTAATCTCTATAAAAACATTTAGAATTAGATTTTGTAAGGAATATATTCAACGTCACTCTCTGCTCGGACTGATCACTTTCGTAGCTGTGCCAAGTCTTACCTCGCTGTCCACAGAATATAAAAGTAGAGTTTGGAAGCCATGGTGCTTCTGTAACAAAAGCACTTTCGTTTTGTGCTGAATACATTTTAGTACCAACATTTTTTTCTGGTGTAACATATGTTACACTGCTCCAAATTTTATCTAATCCTTCCTGATGTATGTAGAATTTCCACGGTAACGGTGGAGTAATAGACAAGTGAGCATTGACTCCTAGGTTCGGAAACCAACGGTAGTCGGTATATTTGTTGCACAATAGTCTAGCATTGTCTTTTATACTCTTGCTTATGCTGTGTATCTTATCGTAGAATGAGATATTATGTTTTTTAAATTCGTCTGGGCGTATAATAACAAGTTTATCTTTTGGTACGTCTAACTGTTCACATTCTTTTCTTAATGTATCAAAATCTTCTTGTGGTAATGTATTATCAATTAATTGATGTGACCACGGATCGTGTATCGTTGTGCTATCGAGACACTTATCTAAAAAATAATTTCCTATCATTTGAACCTTGTTATTATCTCATTAAACTTTTGTTTATTTAGGTCTATCTGCAGGACTGGTCTACGTATGTACTGATTGTCTTTCTCTAATATGATTATGTCTTTTGATTCAGTTACTAAAAAAGTATTAGGATAATATCTAATAGTTGTATCTGCTAGTTTTATATTTTTACCCACACTCTTGTCGTTCCGATCTTTAAAAAACCATAAACAAATTACGTCTTTGTTTAGTTGTATATCTCTAATATCTTCTAAAAATGTAATATCAACATGATATTTCTTATTAAACTCTTGCCACACTTGGTGTGAAAGGTTATTTTGGTTTTCGTATAACCTATCATATTCTTTCATATCAAATATACTAGAAGTGTATATATGTTCAACAGGCTCTTTACGATAATGCTTTTTTTCGAGTCGTTCCCAATTCATTATGCCGAGAAAAGGTTTATAACTTCCTTTTTCCAATCATCAGAATATTCACAATCTCTATAACCGTCAAACCAAGGACCACCTTCTGTGTAGTGTAAGATTTTAGGCTTGCCGTCTTTAGGTTCTTTGTACCATTCAACTAACCAATTGTACTCGTGTGGTAAAGATCCAATCTCTGAATCGTCTAACCAACTAAACCTGTGTAGAAATTTTGGCGATTCTTTGTTTAATAGTTCTGGTGTTAATACTTTGTTCTTTGGATGTCCACAATTCCAAAGTACCATACTGCTCCAGTTTTTTCTTGGATATGCTGTTTGTAATTGATTATCCATTTTAATTGATCCGTCTTCTGGAGTGTAATCGTGTTGCACACAAACAACAGCTTTGGAATCATCGCAGTACTGTTCTAGTTCTTTTGTAGGTATCTTCCAGAGGAAATCACAATCACAGAACACTGCCCAACCTTTGAAATTATTAAGGTACGGTACAAAAAATCTTGTAAATGTAAATTCGGTTGTTGCTAGTTTATCAATGTCTCTAGTGTAAATGCCTTGTTGTCTCATTTCGTTTTGTTTTAATGGGATAACTTTGGCTTCAGAATCTCTACGTTTAATCGAGTGTTCACACACTTGATATGATATATCTTCTCTTGAATCCCAACCTACGTATACTTTCATTTTACTAATAACTCGTGTATTTGTTTCCAATTATTTACGCGAATAATGTCAGGATGATTAAAGTTTCGATTGTAAGGATGGTCGATTAATATGGGCTTTAAACCGTAATTGAGCCCTGCTAGTGCGTTCTTTGGCTTGTCCTCCACCCAATACAGTCCGGTGTCGTGGAACTCTGATAATGCTGAATCTTTGTCTGCTCCTGTGCCTAGTACATGATAGTTTGTAAACACATTCTTACCAAATAATTGACCTAGTCTTTTTTTACGTAACTGTTGTCCTGGTATGTCCGATGTTTGCGATGTGATTGGTATAAAAGTCCAACCCTCTGCCGCCAGAAGTTTAATCCATGTTTGTGATTCTAGCATGGGTCTTTGTGTTCCCATCCAAGCACTTCTATTGAACTCTCTAATCTCTTGTCTGATACTATCTTTACTAACACCAAATCTATGTGCCATTTCATAGTCGTCTTGTTTGTTATCTAACAAACGGTATGGATAATTTCTTTTTCCGTTTTTATCAAAGTATGATCGTAGTTGTAACCACTTGGTGAAATGGTGTTCCCATTCCAATAGTACGCCGTCTACGTCTGTAAGTATTATTCTATCTGATGTCGGCATCTTCCATTCCTGCTACTCTTAGTTTAACAATGTTTGTTATCTGCCATTGTTTCTGATCTAATCCTTTGGTGATGCCTAACCATTGATTACGTATTAATGCAAAGTCATTAATTATTTTTGTCATGTCAACAACGTCGTCTTCGCCATCTACATACTTCTCTGCATCTCTACTGCTTAACAGTTTATTATAATTTTCTAAGAATTTTCTAAAAGTTTTAGATCTTAATCTTCTTAATTCTATGTTTAAATATTCTAGTATGGCTTCCAGCTGTTGTAGTTGACTAAATCTTTCTTCAACTATACCAGGTAATGACGCACTGGCTCTTTCTAGATTACCGTGTATCCTGCACTGTTTCTTTGCTTCAATTAATTCTGCATCAAAGTACGCAGTACAGTCTGGTATCTTAGCTAGGTTTCTACTTACTTCGTTGTACCAGTTAATCATTAATCCTCGTTGTTATATTCATCTTCGTCCTCGTCATCTTCGAACACGGTACCGATTGCTTCTTCAAGTTTTGGATCGTATTCAGCTGAAGCTTTTATCTCGTCACGCTCTACACCAATGTCTTCTAAACTTTTAATGAAATCAATAGCCAGGTCCAATTTCTGTCTCTCAGGGACGTAATGTATAATCGAGTTCCACAAACGTTCAATATCTCCGTGTGTAAAGTCTATCATTTTATTACCTATTCCTCTTCAATTGGTTCTGTTTTTTTTGTTTTAGTACTTTTAACTACTCCTTTTATATCTGCTTCTTTAGGAGCGGCATCTTTAGTTATATTAAAGTCTGCCATTAGCATATTTAATTTTTCGCCAATCCATTGTTTTCTAAAGTCTATGTGTTCTTTTCCTTTTGAATCTATATATTTTAATCTATTTCCTGTTTGTACTAATATACCTTTTTTCTCAAATAAGTCTACTAATCCGCTATATGGATCCATTCCTGTATCATAAGGAATCTTAACTTGCACAGACTCAAACGGTTTAGCATATCTTGTTTTCATAACTTTACAAGCGGCTCTAATACCTCGTACATCAGTAATTTTGTTACCTTTTTCATCTTCTTTTAGTTTTAATTTCTTCATTGCAATTACAATTGAACTTGCATATATAAATCCTTGTCCACCTGATATTTTATCATCTGGATTAAACATATCTTGCGATGCATATGTGTGGTTTGTTGCTATAAGTCCTACGTTCCAACTACCAAACATATTAACACAGTTCCTTACAAGTGCTGTTAATGCCTTAGGTTTTCTACCTAGGTCACCTTTCATGTCGCCTGCTTCAAACTGATTAACATCAGTTGGAGTTAATAACATACCCAAACTATCTATAACAAATAGTATTTTTGGAGCACCTTCTTTATCGTCTGCGTGTTCGTCTTTATAAAGTTTCATAAAGTCCGAAACTGTTCTTGCTACGTCATCAACCATAGATAAACTTAATTTTAAAAGTTTATCTTCCGATGTGTCTACTTTTAATGCTTGTAGCCAAGTTTCGTCTAATGCGTTCTCTGTGTCAATTAGTATAACAAATATACCTTGATCCTGTGCGTTCTTAATAATATTGCCTGCCGCTATGTATGATTTGCCTGATCCAGATTCACCTGCAAGTACAGTTACCTTGCCCAGTGGAATTCCTTTGTTAAAATCACCAGTCATTAAATAATTTAAAGCATAGTTTCCTGTGCTTATCCAATCTGTAGGGTCACTGAATCCTACACCTAATCCTTGGATTGATTTTGTAATACTCTTTCTAAATTTAGTTGCATCAAATACTTTTGTCATAATTTTATCCTTTATATGTCTTATATTAGCATACCTAGGCCCTAACGTCAATATCAGGGCCTTGGTAAAGTGTCAGATTATTTTGCTTGTCTAGATCTAATCAACTTCAAGATGTCTTCTGCTCTCTTGGCACTATCACCTGCAGGAGCTACCGTTACCGGTGCCGCTGTTGGTTGTGGTGCTGGTGCAGATTCTGTTACAGCAGGTTTAACTTCAGAATTTGGTACATCTGATGTTTTTTCTGTTGCAACTGGTCTACTTGCTGTTGGTATAGATACTTTTGATCTTTGGTAAGCCATACCAGCGGGTCTGTAGTACTGTCCATACTTCTCAAGATCAAATGCCTCACCTTCTACAGATGCCTCAAATAATTCTTTAATTATTTTTATTTCTGCGTCAGTTGGCTCTTTTGGTCTGTAGTCACCTAGGTTGTGTAACCCGTGTGTTTCGATTGCCGCTCTTTCGGTTTCATCTAATGCACGTTCTCTTCTTGACCATTTAGATGTTGAGTAGTCAGCATATCCACCTTTAGTTGTTTTGTTAACTCTAAAATCAACCCCTTTTACATAATCAGTAGGCATTTCTTCCATCTCTGGATCTAGTAATGCTCCTCTAATGATGTTAAAGATTTGAGGTCCAATTATAAATCTTCTAATTGGATTCTCTGGTGTTGTATCTTCGTTTAATGGATTTGTTGTAACAAAACCTTGGAAAATATAACTTTTCTTTTTCCAATATTTTCTACCCATGTCTTCCATGCTCTTATCTTTGAACCACGGTCGAACTTCTGTTAGTACTGGGCAAGTTTTGCCATACATTTCCATACATGGTACTTGTACCTGCACTGGTCTGGAATCAGTTTGACCTTTAATACCTGCAAAAGGTAGTTTGATCATATTTCTTTCAGTCCAGAAAAATGTATTGTTTGTATCCTTATCGGGTAAGAACCTAACTACTGCTTCTGATCCTTCGTTTATATTCCAATGTGGATAAATGGCGTTGTCTCCGCCTGTTTGAGAAGTGGAGCGATTCACCTCTTGAGATTTTAACTTCGCCCTTATTTCTGCTAATGATGCCATAATGTAAGCCTCCTTGTGTGCCTATGTTTGTTTGTTTTAATTTGCCTAAATGTATATTAGACATATAGTACATAATATACAACTATATTTATCTAATGTCTACTACTATTATTGGTAATGTGCTACTATTGGTAATTTATTATTGGTATTGTGATAGGTATTTAATTCTAGCAATTTGAAGGCCTGCTTCGCCTGTTACTCTGTCACTATCACCTTCAATGCCTGAGATGTTTTGTGCGTGATCGTCTGTTTTGGATTTAATTGCTTCTACTATTTTTGTTCTTGATTCTTTTAAAGATTCTTTCTTCTCTGCTTTTTTCTTCTCTGCTTTTTCTTCTTGTTCTTTTTCTTCGGCTTCGTCATCTGGATCTTTGATAACCATATCTGGAGCATTGTCTTCGCCAATGTTGGCTAGTTCTTTGATTCTATCTAATTCAGAATTAATCTCTTCTGCTTCTTCCTGTGCTGGTGCTTCTGAACCATTTTCTTTTAGTCTATTAAAGTTTTGTGATAGGTAAGCCATCGCCGCTTTGCTATCTGCAAATTTCTTATCTGATTTGCCATCTTTGTTTAGAACGTCATAAATTGTTTTACCATCTTCACTTTTGTACATTGAAACATAAGGTTTGATGTCTTCAAAAGCTAAACCTTCTAATTGATTGTCTTCTGATACATAATCAATACGAACCCATTCTTGAAGTTCGTCTGTGCTTTCTAATTCTTCTAATTCTTTCTCATCCAGTTCCGTACCATCGGCATATTTTGCTCCATGTAGCTCAAAAATTCCATCGCTATAATCTTGCATTTCATATTCTATGCTACCTTGGTCTATCTCTTTGCCATTATGATACAAGTAATCGCCGTCTCTAGCAACTTTCATTGCCGCGATTGCTCTCTCATCGCCGTCGTCTTCTTTTTGCAGTTCAAGTTCTTTTTTTCTTTTTTGTATCTCTGCTTGTAACTCTGGATCTTTAGTAATGTTTGTATCCATTTGTAAATCTTGTAATGCTTTTAATTTTGCTTGTCTGTCCTCATCATCTTTAGGTTCAGCCCATTCATTTGCTACACCTTCTGCCCATTCTTCGAATTCAGTTGCTTCGCCTCTAGCTCTCTTGTCTAGTTTAGGATGTTTTTTAGGATTAAATGTGTCAGGATCTTGTCTTACTTCATCTGCGTATGCTGGATCGGCCTTCATTTTTTTGTAATCATCAATATATCTTTTTGCTAATTGTACTGCAATTTTTTTATTGCTGTTGTAATCTGGACCTGGTCTAAACATACCCGAACCTTCTTGATCAATTCCGTCTGCCACTCTAGAAGCAAAGTTAGCCACTCTGTCTTCTTCGCCTGATTTTGTAAGCATTCTACTTGCTATGTCTGAAAGTATTGAACCAAGCATTGTGCTCTTGTCTTTGAATTTTGTTACTGCTAACATTTTATCAGCTGAATCATCTTTTCTTAAAATTAATTTATTTTCTGGATCTGTTAAAAAAGATTGTACTACTGCACCATGATCTACTTGTGGTTCAGCTGGAGAGTCAATTGGTTCATCACCTGGGTCTAATTCGTTAACTGGTTGCTCTGCTTTTGTAGTTTCAAATTCACTCATTATTCTGTTAATAAGTGGTAGTGCATCTTCGACTCTGTTATCTAAATTTTTCATTGTAAATTTTTCTCTTAATTTTGCAACAGTTTCGTCATCTAAAACAACTTCATCAGAAGTTTTAAAACTTTTAGATGCTTCATCATAGTGTGATTGTTTACTTAAATTTTTAACATATGTTCTTAAGTTTTCTAATTTCATTTTAGTCTGCTCAATGATGTCACCTGCGTTATCGTTTAATTGATCTTTGTTAGTAACATATCTTGAGAATGAATTTAATTTTGCAATATCTTCTGATGTTTGAACAATGTGTTCTCCAAATTCATCATGTGGTCTTCCACCATTAGCAACGTGTCTTGTCATTGCTCTTGCACCTGCTAGGTGTGTTAATGGATATTTAAATCTTTCACCATCTTCGTTTTCAATGTACAAAGATTGTATCTGTCTTGATCTTGAACCTGGCACAGTTTCATCAACTTTGCCTTTGTGTCTAATTATTAATCTTGTTTTAGATATGTTTTCGTATGACCTTTTTGCTGTACCTGTTAAACTTTCTTTAACGTTAATACCTGCTAATTTTGTAATTATGTTTAGTTCTTCGGACATTTCATCAGTATTTACCGTTTTGTTCGTATCTGCAAGAGTTTCATAATCTTGCTTCGTTAGGTTAGATTTAGTTATATCACGCACATCAAAACGTAATTGATGCTCTACTGCAAAGTCTTTTAGTTCTTTAAGGAACGCATACCATTCATCCTTGCTGTCCTCATCTATCTTGTCTACTAGATTCCTGTTATAGAACACTTTCATAGTTTCGCCATCTGCTATTGATACACTTACTGAACCAAACGTGTCAGCGTCTTCTTTAAATTCAAACTCAAAGAATACAGCACTTAATGGTTCTGCCGTAGCGGCGCCGTTTTCATCACCTAATCTTATGTTAGTAAATTGTGATCTAATTTTGTTGAATAAGTCTTGCGAATTTTTTGGGTTCATATAGTGTATTTATTATCCTGTGAACGTTCCAAATATAGGCATAGGGGCCAGTTCTGCCGATCTGTCAGTCCATTTCTCAAATATCTTAGGATCAAAATCAGCTAAAACTTTCATCATACGAGTCATTAATAAACAAGAACTAACAAGGTCGTCATGCTGTCCTGGTTTTGCTTTAAAACTCATTCCCGAAGCAACAAAGTCTTTTAGTTCTGATATTAATAACTGTGAGTGAATTTTCATTTTATCGTTTTCAACTAGTTCTTTAAATTTAGTACAAGCATCAATTTTATGTTTTGCTGTTGTATTAAATCCTCTTCTAAATTTTCTTCTGTGTCCTTTTCTAATAGGTTCGGAAAGGAACATTCCTGGTATGTTTTCTTCACCCATATCCATGACTCTTAATAGTGCCGCTTCACCAATACTATTATTTTCCATTGAATAAAATACTTGTGGAGATGCAACATGATCCTTTTCCATTATTGTATCGTGTAGGTGTTTGCAAATTTGTTGTAAAATTCTAACTTGTTGATTCATAGGTGTTGTATTATGATGCCATTCTGCTACTTGTTCAAACGTTGGTAGTTCAAACACTTCTATAGCCGCGTAGTCTCCGCCTGTTCCCATAGCAGGATCTAGTGATACCATATAAGTCATTCCAGGTGTAGGCCTTTTGTACCAACGCACTTGTCCAGTTGTTTCAACTGGTGCTGTGGCTTCTAGTTCTATAAGTTTTGTAGAGTTAATAAGTGTTTCATCGTAAATTAAAAATTCACATTCGTGTTCCCGTCTAAATCGTTCATCCCCAATTCTTGCTTTTTCAGTTTCTGCCCATTCGTCATCTCGTTCAGGGTGTTCTGACCAGTGTGCTTTCATGGCATAGAAACCGTTTGTACCAGTTATTTTGTCATTGCCATATTCGTCAAATCTTTTGTTAGCTTCTTTCCAAATCATAGCGAACTGATCTTCATCTGAGTTGGGGGTGCTTGTTATCATACACTTACCACCAGTTGACAGTGTTGGAGATAGTGATGTCCAAAATTCTCTAGCCTTCTCTGGCGGTTGCACGAATGCAAACTCATCACAATATATTAATGTAAGTGACATACCCCGTCCTGTGTTCTCAGTTGTTGTAGTTGCTGATATCTTTGAACCGTTGTCAAATTCTATTGAGTTCCTGTTATATTGTGTTACACCTGCTTTGATCCATGCTGGTAACATTTCATAAGCATAACGCACCCTAGACATAATGTCAGATGCTCCTGCGTATTTGTGTGCCGCAATTAGTATTTGTGAATCTGGTCTAAACATAGCATACCAAATAATATATCCTGATGCACAGGTTGTTTTACCTGTTTGTCTAGGTAGCATAGCAATACTAAATCTATGACTATTATAACTTTCGATTAAACGTTCTTGAAAAGGGAATGGATGAAAAGGAATTGCACCTTTAACTGGATGTTGTATTTGCATGAAAGATCTCATGAAAAATAATGGTCCTTTTATAGGATCCATACACTTCTCAAGTTGTTCTACTTGAACCTTGGTATATTTGTGTTTCTTATGAGCTTTTTTAATTTGCTCAGAATCTAATGATACATACGCCATGTATGTTATTTAAGGTTATTTTTATGTTAAGAAAACTAACTGTTAATGTCGGGTTTTGCTAGATTAACAGCACAAGGTCCTTTTGCCGCTATATCTACGTCAAATGTTATTGATTCACCTTCATTTAAACTATCAAGACCCGCGGCCTTAACAGCTGAAACGTGAACGAATACATCTTTTTCTTTATCTTCTCTGGCTATAAATCCAAAACCTTTATTAGGATTAAACCATTTTACTTTTCCGTTTACACTCATATTTTTTGATTATTTTTTGTCAGCGATTGCTTTTTTCATTGGTTCTTTTTTATTACCATCTTTATCCATATCTAGAAAATCTGGTTTTGCTTTTGCTTCAGCAACTTTCGTCGCTTCTTGGTATTCAGCTTTAAAACCTTCGTATTGGTTTCTTAAACTCATTGCTAAATCTTGTTCATTAACTTCATCTTCTTTTACTGCTAAAGGATTATCCCCTGGATATTCTTTTTTAACTTGTTGCTTTTGTGAATTAAGTCCACCCGAGTTAGTATTAACTAGTGTGTCAATATCTGAAATTTTTTCTTCTGGTTCATTTGCAAACGTTTCTTCTGCTTGTTCTCCACCATCATTTTGAGAAATCATATCTCTCATTTTTCCCATTTCGTTTGAACCTGTTGCATCATCGTCATTAGCAGTATCGCAACCACATTCATGGCCTTCTTCACCATGTGCTGGATTTTCGGTTGGAGCTTCTGGCTCTTGGCCTGGTTCTTGGTTAATCATATCTTGATCAACTGGTTGTACACCTGCTAGTTTTAAAATCTGCATCATCATTGATGCTTCTTCTGGGGAATCAGTTGAAATTTGTACTGCTTCTTTAACTGGTTTTTTGCTTTCGTTTACTTGTTTTTTGTCTTCTGTTTTCATTGTGTTTGTATTTAGTTCTTTTGACGGTGCTTGTACAGGCTCTAATTCTTGTGTTTCTGCTTGTCCACCTGCTTTTACAAATAGATGTTGTTTAAACTGTTCTAGGTAATCTTTTGCATCGTCACCTTTTCCAGAATCTATAGTATCTTGAATCATGCTAATAACATCTTCGTCAGTAGTCATTCCATTTATATTAAGAGTATCATTTTGAGGGTTTTCTTCTGCCGGAGCGTCCATGTTCATTTGTGTATCTACATCATGAGGAACATCGTCTGGCCCGTCAATTTCATTTTTTCTAGAGCCATTATCATCAAAATCTTTAGCAACTATTTGCATAGCTGTTTCTATTTCATATGATTTTGGAAAAGGTGATTTATCTTTCTCTGCCGCCATTGCTCTTAAAACTTCTTGTTTTGTTCCTTTTAAATCGCCGTCGGCATCGTCTAAGTATTCACCTACAACTTCTTGTGCACCAATATGTATATCTGACATTCCACCTTCGTCTTTTTTAATCAAATTTGGGTCAGCTTTTGCATCGTTACCTTTTCTTGGAGCATCCAGTCCGATCTTATCAGCAACTCTGTTACCTATTGCTGTGCCGGCTCCTGTTGCCGCCGATGCTACGCCCAATGCTAATAATGGATTTTCTGTTTTAATTTCTTTACCTGCGATTAAATCGTTTTCTTCTTTAACTTCTGCAGGATTTGTTTTTTGAACATTTGCAACTGCATCTGCTACTAACTCTGGTTTAGTTTGTGCAATATCTTCTAATTTCTTTAATACGTCAATCATTTCCATGAGTTATTTCCTTACTGGTTTTGGATTAGTTGCTTTTGTTAAAGGACTTGGTGTGCCTTTTTCTTCTTTACTTTGAATGTTTTCTTTTTCTTTTGGATTATCATTTTTCTCTCTGTCTTTTAATAATTCTTTTAACAAGCTCATGTTGTATTGGTCACCATAATGTTCTTCTGCTTTAACTTTAGGTGCATCTTTCATTTCAATGTCTTGTAATTTGTTTGCGTATTCTG